GAGTTAAACCATTCTTTTTTATCAATTCATTTTCATGTTCGGTAAATTTATATGGTTTACCGTTAATCTTTACGATACTCATTTATTCCACCTCTATATATGCATGTCTTATTGTTATGTTGTCATACTTTAGTAATTCATTCGGATTGTCATCTAAGCGCTTTGCCAGCGCATCTTTTTCATCATCCACATCATCAAAATGCTGATATTCAACTTCTGTAGGTATCCTTATATCAATCGTTGCATTTATATATGCTTGTTGTTGCATTAGATCACTTCCTCAACTTCTATGTTGATATGGTCCGCATATTCATCTAAAACAATACAAGTGTCAATAATTTCACCTGTTTCCCAATCCCTATCATGCTTTACAACAAAATATCGAGAGATGTTAAACTTCTCTTCTAATTCCTTTATTGTCATAATCTATCCTCCTAATCCTTCATATAGAAGGGTGATGTAAATCCGTCGCTATTCAAATTTAAACCTTCTGCCCATTCAACCGGCTTATTCATGATAGTTTCGATTTCCTTAAGTCCATTTGAACCTCTAGGTATTTCTACAATTACTTCATCATGAACATGACCAACTATTTTAAAACCTGATGCTTCAAGCCTTGCTATAGAAATCGCAAGTAAATCCCTTGCAGTTGCTTGAACAATATTCTCGACTAACTTCCCACCATACGTTTTTAACTTTGACCATTTACGGTTAAGATCTAAGCCCATAAATTCAACAACTTGACTACCCCAACTATTTTCACCAACTGAAGCTTTCGGATAAGCTAAAGCTCTTCCACTAGGCAATTCAATCATTAGAAAACCTTTTTTCATATAAAATCTAAGTCCATGTGTATGATGCGTCTTTCGGGATTTTACAGTATTAATTGCAGCCTCTTGGCAAGCCTTCCAAAAATTAACTATGTTAGGATTTGCGTTACGCCAACTATCAACTAAACCTTGTAACTCGTTTTCTTCAATGCCCATTTCCAATGCACCCATTGCTTTTAAAGCTCCAGCGCCACCTTGATAGCCTAAAGCTAATTCGGACACTTTTCCTTTTTGTCTGAGAGGGTCGCCTTTAGTTATGCTTTCTACCGGTACATTAAACATTTGAGAAGCCGATGCTTCATATATCTTTCCGTGTGTGTTGAACACATCTAAACGCCATTGTTCTTTTGCATACCATGCTATGACTCTTGCCTCTATTGCAGAAAAATCACTTACTGCTAGTTCATTACCTTCTTCAGCAGTAAATGTCGTCCTAACTAATTGACTTAATAAGTCTTGAGGATGAACATTGAGTAATAAATCTAAATCGTCAAAACGTTGTTCTTTAATAAGATCTCTTGCTATTTCTAATTCAGTATCTGAAATATAATGCTTTGTTAAATTCTGAAGTTGTACACCTCTACCTGCCCATCTTCCAGTACCGGCACCGTAAAATTGAAACAGACCTCTTACCCGTTCATCACTGCACATCATGTCATGCATTTTGTTGTATTTTTTCACACTGGTTTTAGACATTTGCAATCTAATTTCTAGCATTTTTTTAGCTTTTCCTGTTGCTTCTTTTAAGTACTCCTGAACCGTTTTCTTTTGTAAATTAGGTATATCTAATCCTTGGTCATCCTTTAACCAAGCCAATAATTGTGTAGGACTATTAGGATTTTCTAAACCTGTTATATGTTTAGCTTGATTAAGCAATTCTTCTTTACTCTGCTTATCGAGCACATTAGCTCCTAACATCAATGATTTAGAAAGCTTAATACCTCTGTCGTTTATATGTTGGTCAAAAACCCAATATGCTTGTTCAATTGCAGTTACTGGAAAGTCTTTAATTTTATGAGCAATCGTCATTTCTACTTCTACATCTCGAATACAGTAATCTATAAATTGTTGCCATTTTTCAAGATCATGTTCAGGCAAGTTTCTTGTTCTTCCTCCATTAACTTTTGTTGGTTTACAAGGTATAGAGAAATAACGAATTAAATTTTTACCTGCTTTATCTTTTTGGTTTTGTAGTCTTAAAACTTCTCCAACTTTATCAAGCGAAGCAGGTAAGCCAATACGCATTGAATTAACCATTGTGCAAATCCATTCTTCAGGTGGCATCTGTTTATTAAAATGTTTAGCAAGACAAGTTCTTTCGAAATTAGCATTGAATGCATACTTTTTTACAGCAGGATCAAAAAGAGCAATTTTAAACGTCTCAAAATCAGCGTGGAAAGGCTCATTATCTACTTTAGTCATGTCAATCGCACTAATCGCTCCACCATCTATTGAATAAGCTATAATTAAAATTTCGAAATCTTCAGCTTCTGTGTATTTATAGGCACCACATTTCGAAATATCATTACTGCTATATGTTTCAATATCTATATTCATAAATCTCAAATTCTTGACACCTCAATTTCTTTAAAATTAAAGTGGGGCTAAAACCCCACCTATTGACTTATAAGAAATCCTCATCATCAGTGTCTAATTCATCGAAATCCTCATCATCAGTGTCTAATTCATCGAAATCATCTTCTGCTGCACTTGCACCGCCAAGAGGTTCGCCTTTTTCTACAAGTTGAATGTTGTTCAATCCAACTGCGATACCCTTATTACCATTTGTGTTGAAAGGAAATAGATTAATTGAAGCTCTAATATAATCACCACTTACAACAGTTCCAGAATCCGTTAATCTAATTTTGTTTTGGTCAATAATACCAGGTGCTTGTTTGCTTGATGCGTTAATAAAATAAGCGTCTTGATAATTCACATCATCTTCTCTTTCAGTATCTCCATCACGTAATGGAAGTTTCAGATTTGCAGGAACTTTGCCTCCAAACTTACTAACTTTTCCTTCTTCTTTAGCAGCTTCTATAGCTTGTTCAATGGCTTTTATCGTACTTGTATCTGATTTAGGAATGATTAAACTGATTGAATACTTTGCTTCTTGCCCTTCTTGCATACTGTGAGGTTCAAAAATATGTGCATATGATGCTCTTACTTTTCCTGTAATCACTTTAGTTTTATTTAATACTTTTGCTTTCATGTTTATATACCGTCCTTTTTAATTTTTATAGTTTGTCAAAATCATCTTCAGCAGATTGCTTTATAGCTGGTCGTTTATCAGACTCGGTAGCAAGTGTTAATTTACCTTGTGGCTTTTCTATAAAGCCCTCTGTAATTTTAGAAAATGCTTTTTTACCAATTAATTTTTCTAATTTCGTAATGCTAAGTAACTTGGTTTCTGTAATATCTTCAGGTTTATAACCCGCTTCAACTAACTTTTCAAGCGTTGCTTTTGTATCAGTTATCATTCTTCGCGAACGACCTTCTACAAGCTTCCAACCAGGATAGTTTTTATCATTTTCTTTCGCTTGATCTAGCGCATAATGTTCTACTTCATCAGCCCATTTTTTGATATCAGGCAGTTTATATAAAAGTTCTGCAATCTCTTCATCACTTAACAAATGTGGTGGCTTTTGAGGCACATTTTGCATGTATTCTGCACGTGTTCTACATGAATGCTTTATCTTACAGAATCTACAATGACTACCTGCTTTAAACTCACCTTCACCGTTATAAGCAAGTCTGGCTAATGGTTTAACAAAATCGGTTCCCCATTGAAGTAATCTTGATATTGGTAACTCTTCAGTAGAAAAGTTATCTATTCGTGGTTGTATGATAGTCATGCGAACTGTATGAATGTCATACATTAAACTAAGCAGTTCATATGCGCCCAAGCCATATAATCTAAGTTGAGGATTATCTATAGCTGAAACTTCAAAGCCTTTACCGTATTTAAGGTCAATAATTTCAAGTACACCACCTGAAAATATAATGACATCACCAGTACCAAAAGATTCAGGGACGTATTTACCTAAATCCAATTTTGTTTCAAATAAAGCTATTACATCATTATCCCTACTCAAAGCTTCGTTATATTTTTCTTCTACATTAGCTACATACTCTTCAACATATTCACGCAACTCTTCACTGTAATATTGATTTCGCTTATAATTTTGAAAAGCTTTATTAAACTCAAACTGTGTTAGGCCTTCATATTTAAGACTGAAATATAACTCACTTAATTCATGGGCGAATGTACCTTCTTCAGCAAAAACTGAACTTTTATCTGCAATACCTTCACTTGCCTTAATACTCGGTGGGCAGTTTAGCCATTGTTTCGCACTACTTGCACTTAGCTTTGCATGAGCTCTATTTGAGTGATCTAGCTTCATGCATTAATTCTCGCTTCCATGAAATCAACAATTTTTTCATAATGTTCTTCTTTGATAGTAGATAGCTTATCCGCACCAAGTTCGTTAAGTTTATTTCTAAATTCTTTCTTATCAGAAGTATCTGCTTTTTTAAGGAACTCTTTTCCTACTGATAAAACATAATCTTTAGTCAAATCAGCAGAAGTTTCCTTAACTTCTTCAATTGATTCCAGTTGAGCTGTTTCTTCTTTTGGCATTGGTGCTTCTTTAACTTTCTCTTGTACAATTGATGAATCTACTGTTGATAGTTCAGTGTTTAACACACGTAAATTCTTATTTAATAGTTTTAATTCTTCAAAAATATCTTCTAATATTGCCATTGATTAACTCCTCCTTAAAATTGGTTAGCTAGACGAATCATTAACTTGATACGTTCTTCTATTTCTCTAGGGTCATCACTTTGTTCATTTAATCTTGCTAACAATTCAAATTGTTCTTCTAAAATTTCTTTTTTACGTTCGACTACACTTAAATGCAATTGCGATTCAATAACACGCCAGATACCCCAACTTTCCATTTCAATCTTTCCTTTTTTCTTAAGTTTTGAAAGAGTGGATTTTGCATGTGTTTTAGATATCCCAAAAGTTTCAACAACATCATCAGAATTGAAATTGTCATATGTTGCAAAATGTGATAGTATTTTTTGTTGTAAGGTCATATTAATAACTCCTTATATAATTATTTAAAACAATTGCTCATCTTGCACTGTTACTTGCTCCAACAAGTAGCAGTTTCTTTATTCTTCATAAAAGTATTCCTTATAAAATATGAATGTTGCGATACTTGCGAATCCCGCAATTGACCATGCTGTAGTGAAGTATAGAAACGGCATAAGCACAATCGCTAAGACTGTGAAGCACAGTACTGCTAATAGGTAGCTTTTATATGTGTCGCTCATTTGATAATCCTCCTAATACCATTTTTTATGCTTTCTGATCAAATACTCTTCTAATTTAGAAATATTAATCAATGTTCCCGTTGCTGAATAATCAATGTATAAATTTTCTACACCTAAATTATCTTCACGGTAATATTTCAACCAGTTGTATACTGTACTTCTACATACTCCAAACAATTGATGGATTTGTGTAGGTGTTGCGTATAACTTTTTCACAAATTTTTCTTCGCCTCGATATGTGTTTTCTAGTGTTGGTGGTATTATGATTTTTGGCATCTCTATCACTCCTTTAGATAAATGTTAAAGTTTGTTATTATTCGCCCTGTATTGAAGTTCTCTATCTAATGCATAGAAAACTTTGTTTATTTCTAAGTAGCTGTAATCACTTTTTTTAATAAGCTCTAATATTTCCGCTCCTAAGTTACGTTCCTTTTCCGTTAAATAGGATGAAGAAGCATCAGCTTTGCTAGAAACTTGTGGGACGCCTATACGCAATCCTTCTGATCTTGTGTTCATTTGTTTATGCTCCTTTCGTGTATAATGTTGTTATCAACCTAAGGAGGTGATAACATGCCCTTGATATCTGATGAATTTGATACACTTACTAAAGACCAACAATATATCTTGTCCGTACTCTACAAAGATTATTTAGAATGTGTAAAGTTAGGTTCGGTTAAATTAACCTGCAATAATTTTGGAAGTGCTAAAGATATACATACAAAGTATTTTCAAAAACTACATTTCGAAGATGTAAAATACGATTTAAATAAACTTAAAAACTCTGGGTTCCTAAACGGCGTGTATGCTAGTAACACTATTTATCATGTAACAATTTCAGACAAGACTGTTGTTTACTTTGAAAATGAGTTTAAAAACAATTTAAAAAGTATCATTGATAGCATTTCTAAAATTGCTTCAATAATTCCTGGTCTCTAGTTGGGTTTATAACTTCCCAATCATTTGCCATGAGGTCATCGGCTGAAGGTTGCCAATATCTGATAAGGTTTGTCCCATCGCTATTTGAAATGATGCATTGTAAAAAACTATCATTTGTTGGTAATATCTTAGTTCGATGACTTTCTTTCCAATCTTTCCGTGTCATAGAGACAAGATTTTTTGTAGCTATCTTAGTTGCTTCTTGAATGTTCATTTGTTATTCCTCCTTTTAAGATGTTTATGATCCTTTCTGCTATACTCCTGTTATGGAGGTGATAGGATGAAACTTAATCACGATTGCGTTAGACTCTTGCTCTTAGAAATAGAATCTAATAAGAAAATAGGTGAACCACTTACTCGACATAATTTCAACGATAATATTATTTTTGATAAATATGATTTTGAAACAGTAATGTACTCACTTTTAAAATTAGAAGAAGCTAAATTTATTTGTTGCGATCTGAAATTCATCGAAGGCAGGGTCGTTTCTTGGATTATTGATGACATCACTTGGTCTGGCCATGAATTTCTCGATAATATTAGAGACAATAAAACTTGGAACGAAGTTAAAAGAGTCGTTAACAAAACATCCAGTATGTCTCTTAATCTTATGGGGAAATTAGCTTTTCAATATCTTTCTCAAAAATTCAATCTAACTTAAATTCATAACCATCAACCAAGGCATATAAGTTATTATTTACGTATGGTATTTCTTCAATGGTGTTGTTGATGAAATGAGATCGGACCATCAGTTCATATCCGTCATTAATTTGAATATCTAATGGTCGCCTATTACCTTCTTCGTCATAGTAGTAATAGATGACTTTTTTGTTTTGAGCTTGCATTTGTCGTTCCTCCTTTAAGTTGTTTTGTTATATAATTTAGTTATCTCCCAGTGGAAGGAGGTGAAATTTATGGATTTAGAGAAAATTGCTCACGATATTACAATCTCGCTATTACCTAGAGCTCTAGATAGACATAAGATTCATAACGAATGGCAAGAAGTCGGTGATGACGTAATTGCATTCGCTAAAGATAGCGTTGCTCGTGACTATTTCAGCATTTACTCTTCTGTGTTATTGGGATTACAAGAAGAAGAAAAAAGCAGAAAAGATTTAGGATTGTAAGGCAATAGCGCACTTGATTACTTGCACTAATTAAGTGCGCTTATTTAATTAGATATTTCTTACCTTCTCTATCCGAGACCACTTTATATTTTTTTAATTTGCTTTCTTTCACTTTTAACCATTGATTTCCATGCCACACGTCAATTAAGTTTTCGTGTTTTTTATTGAATAGCCTTCTTAGTAGTTTCATTTGTAGTTCCTCCTTCATTCGAAATCATCGATAGTTAATTCTGAAACTCTCTTTTCATAGATATATAAATAATAGTTTTTGATATCTCTATAAATTTTTGCTGCTAGGTTGTATTCACTTTCACTCAAGTCTGAATTAAGTGTCACTCCAAAAATTGATAATGTTAATTTTCTAATATGGTCATGAACATCTTGTACATAAGCTTTTTGATGAATTGATTCGAAGCCATGCTGATACTTTTTTAGCGGAATCGGATGATTGAGCTTCCTCAATCTTCCTAGCGACAAATCTTTTGCGAAATTGAGTTTTTTATTGATTTCTTCTAAATCGTCATTATTGATTCTTACTTTACTGAAAATTGCACCTGAACTGATTGGTTTCTCGCCTTTTATAGCATTTCTAACTTCTTTCGCTATAATTTCTTTCAACTCTTCTTTGGTTAACGTGATTTGTTCCATAGTGTTCCTCCTTTAGTTCAATTATTTTGAACTTTATAATTAAAAAAATATACTTGTATTTCTTCTCTGGGTATAGATAATAATTCACAAGCTTTAGCTATTTCGGAATCTCTCCAACCAATTTTATCATTTAATTTTAAAGATAAACTTCGTTCTGATAAGCCTATCGCGTATGCAAAAGCATATCTATTACCATACTTTTCAATTATACGACCTATTAAAGCTGAATAATCAAAACACATCATGTCACCTCTTTCTGAGTTCAATATTTTTGAACTAAATAAACCTTAACACGTTTAAAAAATCAATGCAATACAAAAGTTCAATATTTTTGAATTTTTCTATTGAACTTTTGTTCAACGAAGCTTATACTATAACTATATTAATGAAGGAGGAAAATTCATTGAACTCTACAACTAGCAACAGAATCAAACAAGCTATGAAGTCATCGAATTTAAAACAAATAGATATAGTAAACAAAGCTAAAAGCATGGAAGAAGAAACTGGTATCAAATTATCAAAAACTGATTTAAGTCAATATGTTAATGGTAAAGTGACGCCGGGTCAGAAGAAATTATATGTTTTAGCTAAAATATTGAATGTTAGCGAAGCTTGGTTGTTGGGATACGACGTAGAAAGTAAAAGAATTGATGATAAAGAAAGAGATAAATTTAATCAGCATCAAGAAACTATAGCTGGTCATGCAAATAAAGATGAATTTACTCCTGAAGAATGGGAAGAAATCGAAAACTTTATGCAATGGGTTAGAGATAGAAAGAAATAAGACACCAAAGGGGTTTGGCTCATGGGAAAATACGAAGAATTGCTTATGAAATGTGAAGTTGAAGTGAAAGAAACACAAAGAGTACCTCGAGGATTCGATGGTTGGTATCAAGAAGGAGAAATTTTTATTAGACCTTCCCTATCCGAAAGGAACAAATTAGAAGTATTATACGAGGAACTTGCCCACCACAAGTTGACGTATGGCAACATTTTAGATCAGTCGAAGTTCAACAATCGCAAGTTCGAAAATTACGCACGTAGACACGGCTTTATTTCAGCAGTCCCGTTACGCGAAATTGTAGAAGCATACAATTATGGCGTACGTAATTTGTACGAGTTGTCAGAGTATCTGCAGTTGAGTGAATCATACATACTAGAAGCTATAGAACAATATAAAAAGATATATGGTATTGGAACTCACTATGGCGAGTATTCTATTACGTTTGAGCCGTTGAGAGTTTTTAAATATAAGGAAATATAAACAAAGGAGAGATACATATGAAAAAAGTAATCGGACTGCTACTAGTAAGTACATTAGCTTTAACAGCTTGTGGTGAAAAAGAAAAACCAAAAAAAGAAGAAAATAAAAAGTCACAAACACAAAAACACAAAGATAGCAAACCAAAAACGCAACAAGAAAAAATGAAAAAAGTTGAAGATAAAAATCCACCTAATAATAGCATACAAAATAATTCAAACAATCAAAACCAATCACAAAACAATCAACTTAATAATAATTCAGATCCATCTAATAATACTCCTGCAAATATAAATAAAAACGATTCACAAAATACTAATTTAAATGATGAGTATGTCGTTTCGCCTGGCTGGACTAAAGATGAACAGGCTAAAGCTTTTGAAGAGTACAAAAAAGGAAAAGAAGACGAAGCAAGAGCTGGTGCTAGCGCAGTACCAGGAGCCAATATTAACTAATAAAACAATATAAGAAAGAAGAGCTAATATGGAAACAAATAAAACAATCGATTTAATGAATTATGTGGAATTTCCAAAAAGATACACAGAGGCAAAAGGCAAATTAGTTGCACAACCAATAACTACTATAAATAGCGCAAGAAGAGTTGAAAATGAAGATATGACTGTTTGCTACATTTTAGATCAGGATGATGATGTAATGGACTTTATCTTTGACAGAGATATAATTACTGTTTACTGTCCTGAAAACGGAACTGCGACTGATGAATATTTTTGTGAAATTATATTTAACTCAGATGACACATTTACCCTAAAGCGATTATCTAATTACGTTACCATTAAAGATAGAAGCTACCCAATGTCAAAAATAAATGACGTAAACATTACGGGCAAAGTCGTCAGATTATTTAGAGATTTTAAATAAACTTGGCTTTAATTACGATTAAAAGTACCTATATAGCGTGACGAGAAAAAGGATTAAAAAAAATTCAAAAACGCCTACTAGTGTAGACGTTGAATGGTGATGAGAATTTTATGGCGGATAAAAACAAAAAACAAGAAGCTAC